TATAACTGCAAGTCTTTTTGAAAATATAAATGACGTTACTGCGTCAATTATTGTTGACGAAATTATTAGTTCTATAGAAAGATTTGAACCTAGAGTTGAATTATTGCAACCTGATGGAGTAAGAGCATTTCCTAATTATGATAATAACACTTTTGATGTGATAATTGGATATACAATAATAGGAACAGATGTTCCTGCACAACAATTAGAATTCGTTTTAGAATCAAACAGGTAATAAGATGCCATTAGTTAATTTCTCAAATCTGGATTTTGACCAGATTAAGACAACTCTGAAGGATTATCTTCAGACAAATGCAAATTTTACGGATTATGACTTCGAGGGGTCTAATTTATCGACTGTTGTTGACTTATTGGCATATAATACTTACATAACTTCATACAATGCCAATATGGTTACGAATGAAGTATTCATTGATAGTGCAACTTTAAGAGAAAATATAGTCTCATTAGCAAGAAATATTGGATATTTACCTCGTTCTAGAAAAGCATCTAGAACAACTGTTAGTTTTTTCGTAGATACTACTGATATTATACCTTCTCCATCCATTATTACTCTTAAAAAAGGAGTAGTTGCTACTACAGCAGGTGCTTTTGGTCAACAATCTTATATTTTTTCAATTTTAGAGGATATTTCTGTTCCTGTTTTCAATAATATTGCAGAATTTACCGATATAATGGTATATGAGGGTAATGTTTTAAATGTTAATTTCACATATAGCTCAAGAAATCCAACTCAGAAGTTTATTATACCAAATTCTGGTGTTGATACAGAATTAATTTCAGTACATGTAAGAAGTAACGAGCAATCAACTGCAAAAACCAAATATAATGCTCATAGTAGTCTTTTTGACATTAATAAAGACTCAAAAGTTTATTATTTACAAGAAATTGAAGATGAAAGATACCAATTATTGTTTGGTGATGGTATTTTTGGTAAAAAATTAGAAGAAGGTAATTTTATAGAAGCAGATTATATTGTTACTAATGGTGATACTGGAAATGGAGTCGGTAGATTGTCATTTGGTGGAAGTCTTACTTATAGTAGAAATGGTGAAGACTATAATATAACATCTGGTATTTCATTAATGACCACTAATACATTTGCTACTGGTGGTGAAATGATAGAATCTATCGATTCTATTAGAAAATTTGCTCCAAGAATATATTCATCTCAAAATAGAGCTGTTACTGCTGCAGATTATGAATCTTTAGTTCCATCAAGAATTTATCCAGAAACTGAGTCAATTTCAGTTTTTGGGGGTGAAGAATTAATTCCACCTCAATATGGAAAGGTTTTTATTAGCATAAAACCAAGAACTGGAGACTTTTTACCCAATATCATTAAAGAAAACATTAAAATGAGGTTGAAAAAGTATGCTGTTGCTGGAATTGTTCCAGAAATACTTGATCTTAAATATCTTTATCTTGAAATTAGATCTAAAATATATTTTAATTCAAATCTTGCCAGAAATGGTGCAGTTGTTTCTGATGTAGTTCAAAATAATGGAAATAAATACGCAGAATCTAGTGAGTTAAATAAGTATGGGGCACGATTTAAATATAGTAAATTCTTGAATATTATTGATCAAAGTCATGAAGCAATTACTTCTAATATCACAACAGTTGAGATGAGAAGGGATTTAAGATTGATATTGAACAAAGTCACTGAATATTCTATTGGATACGGCAATCAATTCCATATTAGAAGTATGAGTGGATATAATATTAAATCTTCTGGATTTACTGTTGAAGGAATAACTAATACTGTTTATATTTCCGATATCCCCAATACAAATAGAGTAACTGGATCTTTATTCTTATTTACTCTTCCAAATCCAAATTCATATAGTCCAACTATTATTAGAAGAAATATTGGAGTAGTTAATTATGTTTCTGGCATAATAACATTAAATCCAATTGTTACTACCTCTGGTAAAGTAAAAGACGGACAATCTATTATTGAATTGTCAGTTTGCCCTAAATCTAATGATGTAATTGGATTACAGGATTTATATTTACAACTAGATATAGGTAGTAGTATTTTTGAACCAGTTGTTGATGAAATTGCGTCAGGAGCTGATCCTGCAGGATCTCAATATATTGTAAGCTCAAGTTACCAAAATGGAGCCTTAGTAAGAGCATAAAATGTCAGAAAACAGAGTTAAATTTAGTAACGTTGTTGAAAATCAACTTCCAACGTATGTAAGAACAGAATTTCCGTTAATTTCGGAATTTCTTAAAAGTTATTATGTTTCGCAAGAATTTAAGAGTGCTCCTGCTGATTTAATTCAAAATATTGACAAATATGTAAAAATTGATGAATTAACTAATACAATTAATCATGTTGGACTGGGTTCTGATATTAGTTTTTCTGAAAAAACAATTTCTGTTGATTTATCAAATTATCCTGCTGGAACTGATGGATTTCCAAAAAATTATGGATTAATAAAGATTGGTGATGAAATAATAACATATACTTCTAAAAGTCAAACTTCTTTTAATGGATGTGTTAGGGGATTTAGTGGTATTTCATCATATATTGATGAAAATTTCCCAGATCAACTTGTTTTTGACTCTACAGTAGCAGTTAAGCATGAAAAAGGTGCTACAATACAGAATTTAAGTAATCTTTTTCTTAAAGATTTTTTATTAAAGGCAAAACATCAACTTTTACCAGGTTTTGAACAAAGAGATATTCATGAACAAGTTGATGAAAATATTTTTATTAAACAATCAAAGGATTTTTATAGTAGTAAAGGAACTGATACATCTTTTGAGATTTTATTTAAAGCATTATATAATGAAAATGTAAAAATAGTAAGACCAAGAGATTATCTCTTTACTCCATCAAATGCTCATTATATTATTACAAATGATTTCTGTGTTGAAGGTGTTGAAGGTGGAGATCCTTTAGAATTAGAAACTGCGACATTATTTCAGGATGAGTATGCTGGTGTTATGGGTAAAGCTTATGCCCCTATCACTAAAGTAGAGCAAATTAGTCCTGGTATTACAGGAGTTGGTAAAACATATTATAAAATTAGTTTAGATGCTGGTTATAATAGAGATTCTAGAGTAGAAGGTGCAACTTACGGAACATTTGTTGTTCATCCTAAAACAAAGATAATTGGACAAGTATCTGCTGGAACTACCGTATTTGATGTAGATTCTACAGTTGGATTTCCAGCATCAGGGGAATTATCAGTAAGATATAATGATAATAATCTTGGAATAGTTTCATACAAATCAAAAAATTTAAATCAGTTTTTTGGATGTTCTAATGTAATTAATATAATCGAAGATGGAGAGGATGTTGGAATTAATACTTATTGTTATGGTTTTTCCAGTAAAGATGGAGAGACTCTTATTAGAGTTAGGATGAATAATGTATTATCAAACTTAAATTATTCACCAAATACTCGTTATTATTCTCATGGAGATACTGCTCAAATTAAAACTTTAGGTGTTTCTGATGTAACATCTCAAGGAAAGGGTTGGTTCTATAATGTTGCAACAAATTATAAAGTTGCAAGTATAGAATTGATTGATTCTTCTGATAAAACATATCAAATTAATTTAGAAAAAAATCATTATTTCCGTGTTGGGGATAATGTTTCCCTTGTTAATAATGTTGGTGAAGTAAAACCAATTTCTACTATTAGTGAAATAAAATCTGCAAAATCATTTATTATTAAAGATCAGGAAGATTTATCTCCAGATGCAACATATACTGTTAAAAGATATCTTTTAAGATCAATATCAAATACTTTTCCAGGATCTTCACGATATATAACCAACATACAAAATGTATATAAGCAAGGAAATGATTATTTAATAGCATCCCCCTCTATACCATCATATAATGCACAACCACTTAACGTTTCAGATCGTTCAGTTAAAATTGAGGGAACTTTTGCTCCTACTAGCGTATTTCAAATCTCAGACACTGTAGATCATGGATTTTATACTGGAGATGCTGTTTGGTATACTCCTGAAAAAGTTTTAGAGACTTTTATTGATAATTTTGGAGAAACTAGAACTAGAGTAGTAACTAAGTCTTACCTATTTGATGAGGGTTTATACTTTATAAGAAGAGAAAATGCATCTACTGTTAGATTTGGTAAAAGTCCCGCAGATATCCAAGGAGGGAATTATATTCAAATTACTAATAATATAACTGTTAAAGATAATAAAATAGAACCTTATAAATTTAAACTTAAAACTTTAGAATCTCAAAAATTATTAAGATTAGTTCGTACACCAATTACAGATTCTACTGTATACGAAACTCTACCAGGTAGTACTGGAATTTTGGTGAATGGTGTTGAAATAAAAAATTATAAATCAAAACAAGTTGTTCATGCTGGAAAACTTGAAAGTATTGAGATTCTTGCTGAAGGTGGTGGATATGATATTCTACAACCACCTCTTTTACATATTGAGGATAATGTAGGAGTTGGAGCTACTGGTTATGTGGATGTTACTGGAGCTTTAGAAGAAATTAGAGTATTGGATACTGGATTTGATTATATCGAAAAACCAATTATTGAAATTAAAGGTGGTAATGGGTATGGTGCAACAGCACAACCTAACATTAAGATGGTTACTCATTCTGTTGATTTTAGTGCTCAAAATGTAAATTTAATCGGTCTTGGTGCTACACAATCAACAATTGGATTTTCTACTTATCATAAATTTAGGAATGCTGAACATGTAATTTATCATAGTGATGGTCAAGATGGATTATCTGGTCTTAGTACAAATGCAACATATTATGTTCAGTATGTTAATCCAACAACAATTAAATTACATAAGTCACAGATAGATGCCATTGTAGGTATTGATACTATTACTATAAGTGATTATGGAGTGGGAAGACAAAGATTTGAGTCGGTTAATAGAAAAGCTGTATTGGATTCTGTTAATGTTGTTTCTACTGGAGATGGGTATCAATATAAAAAGAGATCTACAAAACCCGTTGGAGTAAGTACTTCTTTAAACACTATTACTATTAAAAATCATGGATATAATTCTGGAGAGATAGTAAGATATACAATTGAAAATAATGCTAGTGAATTTGCTGGATTTACAACTGATGCAACACCTATTACTGGTCTTACCACTAGTACTGATTATTATTTAACTAAAATTGATGATAATAAATTTAAATTATCACAAGTTGGTATATCAACAATAGATAAAGAATTATATTATAGAACCAAACAGTATATTGATTTTACAACTCAGGGTAAAGGAAATCATTGTTTTAATTATGAACCAGTTTCTATTACTGTAAAAGGACAAGTTGGAGTAAGTTCTGTAGGTTTACATGAATTTAAAGCTCAACTTCAACCAATATGTAGAGGATTCGTATCTGGTGTTTATTTAAGTGAAAATGGTATTGGATATGGATCATCCACAATTATGGATTATGTTAGAGAACCTTCTATAACACTTTCTTTTGGAGATCAAGCTCAGTTAAAACCAATTATTGAGAATGGTAGTATTGTTGATATATCAGTTCTAAATGGTGGATCTGGATATAACTGTGCTCCAGATATAGTTATTGATGATAGGGGTGGTGCTGGATTTGGTGCTATTGTTGTTCCTGTAATGGGAGTAAATGCAGGAGATCTTAATCAAGTTGTAGGTGTTAAAGTACTTGCTGGTGGTGAAGGATATACAGAATCTACTACAGTAGCTTTTGTTGATTTTACTGGGGGTGGGGCAGAATTTAGGGGAGTTCTTCAAAAATGGCGTGTAGATTTAGTAGGAAAACATTTTAATCAATTTACTTTAGATGATGGATTTATGACCGAAGGTTATAGTGATAATGGACTTCAATATACACATCTATATGCTCCTAGAAAACTTAGAGAATCTTTAAATTCAACCGATCAAGATGGTAGTGTTTTATATGGACAAAAAGATTTAACCAAATTAAATGGATCAGAAGTTTCATCTACAGGACATTCTCCTATAATTGGATGGGCATATGACGGAAATCCAATATATGGTCCATATGGATATGCAAATAGAAGAGGTGGTGTAGTTACACAGATGAAATCTGGATATACTCTTAAAATGAAAGCGGAGAGACCTTCAGAAACTTTCTTCCCAGAAGGATATTTTGTAGAAGATTATACTTATAACAAAGTAAATGATGACTCAGTTCTTGATGAGAATACTT